CGAACACGATAGGCCGCAGATGCGGCAGAGCATGCCATGCCGGATAGAACACCGGGACATGCGGCTCGGCATACGCCTCACGCGACACCAACTCGGCCGGATCGCGAAACCGCACCCAGATGTCGTCGGTTCCCTCGAACGATCCGGCACCTCCCGTCCGTGCCGAGTATTGGTTCCACAACTCCGGCTGCCGGTAGCGGTCGATCACCAGGGGAAGCACCTCGACCCCAGCCGCGATCTGTTGAAAGTATCTCATGGAATACCCGTTGTCGTCAGCCGTGCCTCGATGCTCGCCGTCCGCGCCTGCAGGTCCGCCACCTGATCGGCGAGCCGGATGAAGAACGACGCCCACGGCCGCGCCAGCACGTTGCCCTCGAGCAGCGGCTCGTTCAGCGGCGGTTCGAGGCGGGTCATGGGCATAAGCGCCATCAGCTAGCGCCCAGCTGGATGTCCGCGTCCGCCGCATAAAGCGCCGCGTGTCCCTTGCACGTGATCCTGAAACTGCGCTGCCGGAAGCTGCCCAGGCGCGTCGTGTAGACCCGCTTACGGAACTCGGTGCCGAACCCGGCGTGCATCGTCCGCGGCCCGCCTGTCCACGTCCGGCCGCCGTCGTCCGACCAGTCCAGCGTCACATCGCCCGGTGACAGGTCACCGCCGCTCTCCATCTCCACATCGAGCCTGGAGCAGAACGCCCGCCGCGTGCCGGCCCAGTCCGGCGGCAGGATCGCCTGGCGCATGATGGGCACGCCGTTATCCCTCACCCCCGGCATGTAGCTGACATACATCTGTCCGGTGACGTTATCGGCGAACTGCGCGCCGTCGCCGTATTTCACCGCCCACTGCGCGCGCCACCGGCCGTTGCCATCAGCCGCGCTGCTGCGCTCGTGCCACATCTTGGTGGCGCAGTCATAGACTAAGGTTATTGCATCGAAGTTCAGCACGTAAAAGATGTGCCCGTCCTGCGAATAGCAGTAGCCGGAGCGCGCCGTGTAGCCGCCGCCTATCTCGCGGATCTTAGCCTCGATGCCGTGCGTGCTGATGCGCGTCGCCTGGTAGCCCGTCGTCCGGTAGACGATATTCTGCTGCCCGAGCCAGAACAGCGAGCCGTCGCCGTGCCCGATGGTCATGTAGCTCGAGGCCGGGAACTCCAACACGCCACCCGGTCGACGCCTGAAAGGAAAGTCGGCCGCACCCGTGTCATACCAGACCTCAATCCCACCATCACCGAACAGCCACAGGTCGGACCGATGTGTTACCACCCGCAGCAGGTTGTTCGGCATCGCATCGGCGGACGCATAGTCCAGCGCGTCGTAATCCAGCGGGTCGAATATCTGCGAGATGAAGAACGTATCGATCGACGGATACGACGAGAACACATAATACCCATCCAGCGCCGTCACCGAAGCCGCGCCAGGGTAACTGCCGCCCAGTATCTGCAGCACGTCGCCCGGGTTGTGGCCGCAGGTATAGGAGCGTGGCGGAACGCAGATGACGACCGATATATTATCCACCGCGATGGTGACCATGCGGGCGTAGGACGGAACTGCGGTCGCACCATCCTTAGTGCCCACCAGACCGATGTAGTCGGTGACCAGCCCGGCTAGGGTGCTGCGCACGCGCCAGGCGGTATCGCCGCTGACGACATACCAGAGGCCCGGCTTCTGGTCGTTCACCGCCTCGATCGGCCCGGTGCCAACGACGATGAGCGGCACCAGTCCCGGCGAGGATATGAGCGGCGTGGTGGTGCGTGAGTCGGCCGGCGCGCTCTCGACGTAGAGGTTCAGCAGCCGCTTGGACGACAGCGGCTCGGACGGGTGCGGGTAGCTCTCGGTCGGGAACGGTATCCGCTGCATGCCAGCGGGCGCCGCCTGTGGCAGCGGGCCGCCCGCCTGCGGCTGTGCAGTGCCGGACATCAGTCGGTTGTCCCTGTGCCCGCCCGCGCCTCAAGCGCCGCGATCCTGGCGGTCAGTGTCTCCTGTAGCTCAGCGCGGTCCCTCTCCAAGCCAGCGATGCGCGCCCGTAGCTCGTCGATCCGGGCTTCCAGTTCGACAACACTGGAGGCCATCGCGACAGCGCCTTCGTTGACCCCGTCGACGAAGACGATAAGCCGTGCGTCAGGGGTCCAGCCGAAGGCGTGCCAGTGGCCGTTGCTCGGCACGCCGCCGTAGATGATCCCCTGACCACCTGCGGTATATCCCCCCAGCGTCTGCATGTTGCCGGCAGTGGCCTCGACCGACCAAAGCTGCACGCCGTCGGTTCCGCGGCGATACTGCAGCAGGCCGGTGGAGCGGTTATAGATGATCTCGTAATTGGTGCTGTCCAGCGTCCAGATGGAGAAGCTTGGCCCGGCGTTCAGCGACATGCCGGTGCTGGTGAAAAACAGGGTATCCTGCATGGCAAGGTTGCCGGTCATCACGTCGCCGGACCTCTTCACGGCGGCATTCGCCAGCGCCGTTACCGCCGCATCGCCAGCGTCCGTATACGTCTTCGTAGCAGCGTGGTTCGCTGCCGTCGGCGCCCCGGACAGTGTAAGGGGCCCGGTCATCGTGGTGCCGGTCAGCGGCACGTATCCAGCCCCCACCGTCGTCATGACGTAATCGCGCAACCCAGTCGCAGCGAACCGTCCGGTGCCAGCACGCTCGCCGACCAGCATAGTGGCGTCCGTTATCCCGCCCAGGTCGGGCAGCGACGGTATGGTGACGTTGGCAATCGGGAAGGCGGTAAAGTCGGTCATGCGATCATCCCACCAGGCTCATGTCGGGCGTGGTCATCATGGCGCTGCCGCTCGTGGTGACTGCCGTCAGCGGCCCCACCAGCCGCTGCCCGCTCGGCATGACGTGCAGGTTGCCCCAGGCCAGCTGCGACACCTGTCCGTCGTGATCCCACCCGAGTTGCATCGACCACCCGCAGCGGGGCGGAAAGCGGGCCATGGAGCCGGGCGGGAAGGCGATGACGAACGTCCCCGGCCCACAGGTGCTGATGGTGCCGTCACCCGACCACAGCGGGCTGCCAGGGGTCATACAGGGCGCCCCGTAGTCCCAGGAGCGCGGCCAGCACGACGCCGGCCAGATGAACAGCGTGAGCACCGGGCCGCCGATGCCGCCGGTCACGTCCAGCGCGGGGGCGGCGGGGTTGTCGTATTCCACGATAGCCACCTCGAGCGCCATGCTGTCGGCGCCACCGAGCACGAGGTCACGGCGCGGAATGTGGTTGGGTCCGCGCAGATACGGCAGCACGATGCGTTGCGTGGTCATTCGGCAGCGCCCCCGGTCACGCGCATGGGCGCGTCATAGTCCGCGCCATTCGGCCGTGCCGTGGCATCTCTCTCCAGCTCCTGCAGCAGCGCGTGCATAACGAAGCACTCGACGCCACGCAGCTCGGTGCGCTTGAGAAACTCCAGGGCAGCGCGCGCGAGTTCCGGCGTCATGGCGTGACGCTGCCGGTGACGGTGCCGGCGCATCGCATGTTGCCTGAGGCATCCACCGACCACTTGGCCACGCCGCCGACGGCATAGATCAGCTTAGCGGCCGTGCTGTCGTATTTGAGCGTGTGCAGGTTCTGCCCGGCAGCCGAACCATCAGCACTAAAGTCAATTGGCATGTTGGCAGCAAGCCGGACAGCTGCCGCGTTGGGATTGGTCGCCAGATTTAGCTTCGCCAGCGATAGATCAATGCAGGCATCGGAGAACAAGCCGACGCCGTCCATGAGGATACCAACGCCCAGGTTGGCATTGCCATTGATGTGGATCGCCTTCGACACCTCGCCCTGCACGGTGGTCCCAAAAGCCCAGGTCACGCTGCCATCCACCACAGACCCCGCAGAGGTGGGCCATGTCGGTGCGGTCGCGCCGCTGGTTCCGGCATTTTGCGCGATGTAGGTGAACCCATTGCCGGGCGTTACCACGGCAGCGGCAACATAGACGTGGTTCGCTGCCCAGGATGCCGGCACCCAGTTGCTATGAACCAGGTGCAGATTAACGCGACCACCAATCGTCGGATTGAAATACGTTCCAGCATTGTCCGGTCCATTCGTGACGATGCCGTTCTCGAATCCGATCTGGCCGCCCAGCGTCCGTATGCCTAAGCCGGTATGGTCTGCGTTGACTCCCCAGAATGACCAGCCGCCCTGTGACCCGGACCCGGGTGAACCCTGTATGTTCGTGACGAGCGAACCAATACCGACCGGCCCTGTCGCTGTGCCGCCCCCCGCAGTCAACGTAAGCTGGCTTATGATGCCCGATGTATAAGCGTTGGCATCATTTCCTGTTGTGCTAACCCGCAGCACGCCATTGCTCGTCCCGGCGCCGGTATAGTCGAGGCGCATAACCGGGCTCGGTGTCACGCCGACGGGATCGGTGCGGCCGAGATACCTCTGCCCGGTGAAGAACGTCTCGACCAGATCGCCCGTCGTGACGTTGGTGACCGGCGTGCCGCCTGGGAAGGCCAGACCATCGACTTTCCACAGCACAGCAGGTGCCGCAAAGGTCGGTGCTGTGTTGATGCCATTCTGTATCCCGTAGGGCACCACGACAACGCCACCCGTGCCGGGGTGGCGGCCGTTGGCTGCGGTCCTTGCGGCCGAATACGCAGCGCTGTCATTCGTCGCGCCGTCGAGCATCGCACCGAAGTCCATGACGTTCGCCCAGGCGGCAGCGCGGTCTTGGAGCATGCGCGGCGTGGTGCTGCCGGTGGCTGTGACCGGGGTGTTGGAGGCGTCGCCCGTTCCGACCGGACCGGGTGGTCCCATCGGCCCAGGCGGCCCACGCCAGCAGTCGCCGGTGGGGTCGGGCGGTATGCCCGGCGGCTGGATGTAGCCGCTGAATGGCGGGTCAAATGGCATGGGTCACCACTCCCGGCCGGCGAACGCCTGCCCTGTGGTCGCGCCGAAGATCGACAGCGCTGCCCCTGGAGCTGCCCCATAGCCGCTGCCACAGATGAACTGCGCGCCGGCCGGGACCTTGATGGACGGCTGGGTTGCCGCTGCCGTGCCCTGGTCATTGATCCACAGATCGCCGGTGGACTGATTCTGCACGACGCACCCCTTGCGGCCTGGGAAGGCCCCTGACAGCTGCTGCGCTGTGCCGCCCGCTGTGATCGTGCCGCTGATGTTGCCCATGGTGACGGTCTGGGCGGCGACCAACGACGGCAGCAGCATTGCCGCCGCGGCAAGCAGTGTTCTAATCCCAGGTGTCATGTGTGCTGAATCCGGTTAGGGTTTGGCCGGCGTGTCAGCTGCCGGGGAACAACTCCACAAGCATCAGGTTGGCCTGCACTGAATTTGCCGTGCCGTTGGTCGCGTTCTGGCCTGTGAGAGCGATAGTTATCGGCGCTGCCATGTTCAGATTGACGCTGCTCGAGGCTGAGGAGGATGCAACGGTCCCGTTCTGCGCGAATGAGGCTGTCGTCTGCGCATTGACAGCGGTAACTGTAATCCATGACTCCATGTAATAGGCCAGCGTCGTCGTGGCGCTGTTCTGCGTAATCGCGATCGTCTGCCCAGGGCCGAATTTTATGCGAGTGGTTTTCACGTCAGTGTTGGCAGCCGCCACGCCACGCACCACGACGTGGAGTGTGTCTCCGACATTCACCAGCGTGTTCGCCGGCAGCGTCACCGACATCATGGTATCTTCGGTGGTATCCGCACCGGTTCCGGCGAGAATGCCGTTGCTGTAGAGTAGGACGGGCTTGCTAGAGCTGGCTCCCCCTCACGGATTGTCGACTCTTTGTGCCGCCGCCGGCATTGCGCAAAGCAACATAAGCAGCGCTGGCACTCGCATTCTCATGGCTTCGGCGTCTCCTTAGGATCGGCTTTCGCGGCTTCTAGCTGCTTCTTCAGTTCCTCGACCTGCGCCAGTGCCGCCGCCCGCTCATCGACCGCCTGCGCCAGCATCGTTGCCAACTGGCCGGCGAACGCCGCCGACGCCGGCGGCTGCTGCGCCAGAGCGACCGACGGCAGTAACAGGACCGCGATGACGAACCAGCGCATCTATGCGAAACTCCGGCAATGGTGGGCAATTACGAGCGAGACGCGATCCGCACTGAGTGGGAGGACGCGCTGCATGACATGAACCGCACGACCATGATGCGGTTCTGTTCGATGGCCGGGAACTGTGAGTTCGGCATCGCTCAACGCAAGTATGGCGCCGAGCCGCTCGATCTGCTGCGCTGGAGCAACACCCGCGTCGAACAGCTGATGCACATGCTGGAAGCCCGCTTCGAGGGAATCGCCGGCATCGAGGTCGAGACGCTGCCGCATGGCGAATACCGCATCCGCAACGCCGCCTTCAATATCACCTACCACGCCTTTGCCAACACTCGGACGGCGACGGTCGAGGAGGTGCGGCGTCGTGAGGTGAACCGTCTGCCGTTCCTGGCCCGTAAGTTGGTCGAGGACCTGGAGGCTAGCGAACGCATCTTCGTCGTGAAGCTGCTGGGCAACCGCCTGCCCGATCTGCCGCGTATGAGGGCTGCTGCGGACCTCTACGGTTCGCCGCGCTTCCTTCTGGTGACGGAGGGTGCCGAGCCGTCTGTGGCTGAGCGTGACGGCTTCCTGTGGGGCACCGTGCCGGCGTTTGCAAGGGGCGCCATGCCGCAGACCACCGATGCGGCAACGTGGCTCCGGCTGTGTGAGATAGTGCTGGCGCATCATGGCGTATAGGCCGGCGAGCATTCGACGGTAGCCCCGGCGATCGTGCAGAGCTTCTTGTTGGTGCTATCCCATACCAGCGCCACCTTGCCCAACGCTCCGACGTTGCCGGTAGGCGGGCCCGCCATGCTGGGTATCAGCAGCATCCCCGTCGTTGCGTTCGTCGCCAGCGCGCTGCCGCCGCCGATCTGCACGTTATGCGTTGAGGCCCCGAGGATCAGATTGCCCAACGGCGCACAGGATATGTTGAGGGTGCCAAGCTGCCCGCTGCCCGCTGTAACCGACGTCCCGGCGCCGGGGCATGAACTCGCATAACCGGGCTGCAGTTGTGTAACGCCCGTCAGGGCCCCGACCGGGGCCACCGCGACACTGGCGACAGTCCATAGCCCGCCGTTGGCATCGGCAATCTCATCGGTGGCCTTGTAGTGATCGCCCGCAGCGGTGCCGATCGTGGCACTGATCTCACGCACTCGCGTGACCGCCAGCGTGGCGTTACCGGAGGCGTCGTAGGTGAGTGTCGTCGGCCCCATCGAATGCTGGCCACCGCCGTCCACTGAGAAGCCGGGCGAACGCCAGACAGCCGATATCGCATTGAGATAGAACAGGTCGAACCCATAGGAGGCAAAATATTGCGTGGTCCTGGTGGGTTGGCCCAGGTTATGAGTGAACGGGTTGTTGAAGGTATACGGGTGGATCGTCATGATTGCCGAATTAGCAACGCCAGCAGCTATCGGCCATTGGGTTAGCGCCGTTCCTAGTTGGAATACGGCAGCCCGGCCGCCCGACGCCGGAGAGTTCGGCGAACTGGTAAACTGCAGCATGTTATCGTCAAGATCACCGTGGGCGCCGTCGAACTGGTTGTTGTTGAAGGCAAAGCCTGTGACCGATCTGGCGTGTAATCCGGCGTTGATACCCATATCGATTTCGCCTTGACCACACACCCGGATATAATCCGCGGCACAGACGACGTTGATGTTTATTCCCCCCCAGTATGTCCTGTAGGTTGATGAATCACCCTCGTTCGCCAGCAAGTTCCCTTTGATGGTAAACCCGACGAACGTGTTGTCAGCGGTCGGAATGACGGAGTTGACGTTTTTGTTGTTGGCGATGGTGACGAAGGTGCGGCCATTTCCAGCGCCTGCGTTATACTCGTTGTTGATAAGCCAGATGGTTGGGATGAATGACGCTGGCTCGCCGTTGACGGCATCTTTGACCCGGAAATAGAACGGCGCCGTTCCGCCGGAATCCCAGGTGCCTGTATAGTTTGTATCGAAATACAGCGCCCCCTTGCTGGCCGCTCCCGGTGCAATCGGAACGCCGGACGATATGGCCAGGTTGGTCGGGCCTTGGATGGCATCGTTCATCGACTGAAGGGCCCCGAAGACTTTTAGCGTCTGGGTGCCGTTGAACGTCTGGTTCGGATTGACCGTGAGCGCTCCGGTGGAGCGGGTGACACGCAACGCAACGCCCTTTACCGATCCGGCGTCGGTCAGGGCAAACAGATCGAGGTCCGAGCCTGCATCTGATCCGCCCTCGGCGGTGGAGTTGGTGGACAGCCGCCACCGCGCCACGCCCGCTGTGCTCCATTGCATGATGCGCGCCGATGCAGCCGGCCCATTGGCGATGAGCGATGCGGCAGCGGTGTTGGTGCCGATTGTGGTCGCTCCGTTTAGAGCAGAGGTGCCGTTATGCGTTACCGCGCCAGTGAGGGTTGACGTTCCCTGCACCGACAGTGACGAGAAGAACGGTGTGCCGGCTGGTATCTGCGCATAGCTGGTTGATACGGAGAGGACCATCGCCGCGAATGCGCTGAGCCTTCTCATGGCGTCACCATGACCACGCCACCGTTGCTCCACAGCGAGCCGGACGGCAGTCCTGTCGGGGTTGTGGGCAGGGTTACGGTGGTGCCGACGACACCGGGCGGCCCAGGCGGCCCTGGCACTGTAGAAGCCGGCCCAGTCGGCCCGGTGGGTCCCTGCGGTCCTGGCACCGTCGAGGCAGGACCGGGCGGCCCCGGTGGCCCGACCCACTCCGAAGGATCGGGTGGCCCGGACGAGGACGTGGAATACTCGCTGTATCGCAATTTGTATGAGGACATCTCGAGGCCTAAAAGTATTCAGCCGGTGTGCGCTCGCCGCTGCTTGGCAACGCGATGAACTGTGCGAGCGCCTGCCGCGCCATCATCTCGTCCGACTGGCTCACCGGCTTCTCGAACAGCGGTGCGAGGCGGTTAGCGGCCAGCATCGTGTAAGGTTCAGAGACGTGGTCTGGCACATCTAGCGACGTCCACCGTGCGAGCCCGCGAGCCACCAAGTTCGCATGCACGTCCATCACGGCATCGACGGCCTGGTCGTATGACGAGTTGATGAGCGCCATGCGCCGCACGCGCTGCTCGAGCATCGTATAGACCGCCGGATCAGCCTGCTTGCCGAATGACGATGCGAGATGGGACGCCGCCATCTTCGCGTATTCCTCAGCGAGCGCGCCGGGGATGCCGGTGTCGTCCCACCATGTGATTGCCTGCGAGGTGAGCGACGCCTGCACCGCCGCCACAGCGGACAATGCCAGGTCGGGCGCCCGCTGCACCGCCACAGCCTGCCGCAGCCGCCCCTCGAGCAACGCATAGTTTGCCGGATCGGCGGCGCGACCGAACGAGGTCGCCATGAGGTTGGCAGCCATCTTGACGTATTCCTCACTGGCGAATTGTGGGATGGCGTCGGAGGTCCACGACACGAGGCCGTTCGCCACCAAGCTGTCATGCACCTCCAGCACCTTGGACAGAGCCAGCGTCTGATCGCTCAGCGCCGGCACTTCGTCCGAGGCGATAACGCCCAACTCAACCAGACAGTTGGTGGCGAGCGTTCCTGCCGGGACGGTGACGGTGAGTGCCGGGCGTTCGGAAGCCGGCACCACCTCCACCCAGAGTTGCAGCAGTGCCGCTTCGGCGATGGTGGACGGCGGCACCATGTCGTTGAGCATCTGCCGGTCGGCCACCGGCACGATAGCGACGCCCAGCCGACGAAGGGCTTGTTCCGCCAGCTGGGCGACTGAGACAGTCATCAGGCTACGGTCACGCTGTTAGACGGCGGCGCGGTGGTAGAGCCCGCCGCGTTGGTTGCCGTCACGGTGCAGGTTGCGGTTCCGCCGACGTCACCGGCCTGCACGTCGTAGGTTGCAGCGTCGGTGCCGGCGGCGTTGCCGTTGATCTGCCAGGCGTAGCTGTAGCTGGTAGGCTCGCCGGTCCAGTTGCCCATAGTGCAGTTCAGGGCGCTGCCGGACTGTTGGAGAAAGGGACATCGACGTTCGTCGGCGCCCCGCCTCCTTCGCCATTGCCGCCAGGTGGCGCTTCGGGCAGATCGGGCGCGATACCCGCTGCCAGCGACGACATGCGCGTGGCCTTGGCGCTCTGCGCTGGCATCTCTTCTGTCTGCTTGGCCCTGGCCTCCTCCGCGGCGCGCCGTGCCTTCAGCACCTCCGGTGACGGCGGAGGACCGCTGCAGTCGACCGGATCGAGGCCGAGCGCCACGAGGTGCTTATCCCGCACCATCGAGTTCTCCTCGACCGTGCCGCCAGCGCCACCGCGAGCGCCCAAGCCGCTGTCGGAGTTGAAGTCCAGGATGACCTGGGCGCCGATGCTAGAGGCTGCCATCGCCTCCTTGTGCTCGGCCTCGAGCTTCGGATCAGGCGCGGCCTTCGAGCCCTCCGAGGGTGCCCGATAGCCAGGCTGCCCCGGCTGTGGCGGCCCAGCGGGATACCCCGACTGTTGCTGACCGGGTGCCGGCGGCGGGAGCTGCGATTGCGGCCCCGCCGCATCGTCCCGACGCGTCTGCGAAGTGTTCATGTCAGACATTGGTTGTCTCCTTATGCGTCGGGCTCAGCAGCCGACCACACAGTAACCACGCCGTTGTCGACGGGTTTTGTCTGGTCCACCGTCGGGTCGACACCGAACCGCAGCTTGGCCACGCCGCGGATTTCCTGGACGCCGACGCCCGAGAAAAAGCCGTAGTCACGCTCGTTGGTGATGGCCTTGGTCCGCTGTGCCCAGGCGATGCCGAGGGCCTGTGCGCCGCAGAGGTAGCTCGCACCGGCATCCACCGTGGCGCCTGCCCCAACGTCGGGGATGGTGGGCAACTCCGGTATCTCGCGGATGATGACGCCGTCGTAGAGGATATCGCCTGCGGTGAACAAGGGATTATCCGATCCGCGGTTCCAGGCGTATTGCAGCGCGTTGATGATGACCGGGTCGAGCATCAGATCGCGATAGACCATGCTCGGGCAGAACATCACATACCATTCCTCGTCGTCATTGACGCGGATCGGCCTGATCTTCGGCGATGCGGTGCGGGCGATGCGCTTAGCCAGCGTGATCTGTGCCGCGGTGAGTTTGTCGGCGGTGTTGTCGATGTTGGTCAGCGAGGTCGCATAGACGCCGGTGTTGTTGGACTTGCTGGCCCCGAACAACACGCGGTCGGAGTTGTTGACCAGCCAGGTGTTGCGCTGTGCGGCGGTAGCGGCGGCGTAGCTGATCTGCACGTCGCCATCGGCTGTGACTGCACCGAGCGACAGGATGATGTCGGCCCTTAATTTGTTCATCGCCCAGTTTTTGAGGACCTGGCGGGCGGCGTTCAGCAGGTCGATGACCGACTTCTGCTCGTCCCACTGGCTGACGGCGACGGCATGGCGGATGACACCAACCGGCACCTTGAGCGATCGGGCGTTGAGGATTTCCTCATTGCCCTCGAGCACCGCATTGCCCGTTACCCCGGCTCCGACCAGCGAGCGGACGGTGGGGAAGACGACGCTGTCGCCCGGCTCGCGCGTTAGATCGGTGCGCAGCTGGATCATGGCATCCATCGTGGTGCCAAAGTAGGGCGTGAATTGGTTCGATCTAATGTATTCTACCCAGAAGTCAGATGACCATTGTATAGGGGTTAGTCCCGGTCTAGCCGGGGTTACATTCATGTCGGCCATGGCCGAACGCTCCTGTTATTAGGGTTTTACTGTCAGGAACGCCCGAACCTCGGCGGCAGGTCACCTTTCCAGGTGCGGCACTTACGCCCGATTAACCCCGGCGGCGGATGTTGTAGGCACGGTGTCGCCCGTTGACCCCGGCGGCGGGTAGGCGAAGCGTCAGAAGCCTCTGCTCTGTCCGTTCTGTCGCTTGCGATTCTGCACCGGGGCGAGCACGTCCTCGAGGCTAGGCTCGCCGGTCCATGCGGCTGCCGTGCGCCCTGCGACGGACCGCGCATTGGCGAGCGACGGCTGCATACCGGGCACTGGTGCGGCCTGCGGCACCGCCGGACCACGCTGCGCGGCTTCCGCTTCCCACTTTGCGCGTTCCTCGGCGATCAGCCGCTCGCGGAACTTGGCAGGATCATCACCGATGTCGCGTTGCAGCCGCAGCCGGTCAACTTCACGCATCATCCATCCGTAGGGGTGCGTCTGTTGATACAGCTTGCCGAATAGAGCTGGGTCGCGTTCCGCATGCTGTTTAAATTCATTGACATATTCGGTGACTTTATCGTCGCCAATCTTCTCGCGTAGGAATAGTTCTGAGCTGTTCAGCCGTTCGTTCAGCAACATCTGCTGCTGCTGGATGGCGAAGCCCCTGGCAAATCCCACTGGGTCCTGCTGTGGGTCGGGCAGCGGCTGCATCTGCGGCGGTGGCTGCTGGGGCTGTGGCGGCGGTGCCCGCTTGGCCTCCTCCAGTTGCCGCATGAGTTCCTGGTGGCGGGTTTCGGCCTCGACCGCACGCTGCTTCCAATCCTGGCGCTTGTGGCGCTCGTCTTCGAGGGCGCGGCGTGGGACGACGGCCTCACCAGGGGATGGCGCGGGCGGTTCGGCGTCGTCGTCCGGCTCCTCCGGCTTGGCAGCCTTCTCGGTGGCCTTGGCAGGCGCTGTGGGCGCCGCTGACGGCTTTGCCTCTGCCGGCGGGGACTCTGGTGGTGCTGGCGTTG